GTTGCGTTGTCTCGGCACGCGACTGCGACGGGCACCTCGTGAGCGATCTTTCGATACATCTCGAGGGCCATCGGGTCGTGCGCGGGAGAAATGTGCGCTGACTGGTATAGCGCAGAGGACGAATTGACCCGGTACTCGATGCAAGCCCAGGTTTTCAGCATGGCGGAATTCACCGCGCCCGTTGGGGACGACACCTTGATCACGATGGTGTCCATGCTACCCATACCCATGTATCCTGCCCCCGTAGCGTTCAGGGTCAGGAACTGTCCAACTGTCGCCAACGAAACGGCACTGCTGGGCACGGTCGCCAACCCCTCCATGATGGAGTTGAAGGCGAACGTTGGCTCGTTGTTGACGGACTGGCTAAAACACCCCTCGATGAAGCTGCCGGAGTAGTTGTCGTTGCCAACTGAATCCAGCGATTCGAGGCCGTTGATGGTCCACGCCTCCTGTGCTAAAGTGGTGACAGGAGTCGTGGGGACGGCCACGAAGTAGGAGGCAAGCTCCTGCTTCAGAGGGATCTTCCACACGTTGATCGACCCGGCGAACTGCATGAGGTTGCTCGTCGGGTACAGCCCGGCGACCATTGACGCGTAACGGAACGCTGTCACTTGGGTCGCTCGCGACTGAGCGGATGTGCCAAACAGGGTTGTGAAGCCCGGCATTGCCACCGCCGTCAAAGTCGCGCCCGCGAGGGTCGTGCCGACTGGGACATTGGCAGTCCAGTAGGCGACGCCCGGGGTAGGGGCGATCACGATGTAGGTGTCGCTGTTAGCAGTGAAGTTGATGGATTGGGTGAGGACGTCCTTTCTCGGCAACACAATTCCTTCGAAAGTGTCGGGAATGCCTTGCCCCGGATCGTTGTTGAAGTCCGGGGGAGCGAAGGCACACTTCAAGAAGTTAGTGCCCGCCAGCGACATCCTGAGACGTCGCGACTGGCTCTTCCTTTGCCTCTTTCGCTTTGGCCTTGCGGGCTGCGGCGCGGGCGCGGGTCTTCTTGTTGCGGTTCGCTTTCGAGGTCGACGGTTTGTCATCATTCGCTTGGACAGGTGGCTGATTTTCAGGCTCAGGTGAGGCTATTACAGCTGGTGGATTCTCAGGTCCCGGAGGAGCTATTACCACGTTCACTTCTATCGGAGGCGGATTTGTGTCTTTATGACGCCGTGCGCCCTTCGCAAGCGCAGATGTCCTTGACGATGGCTTGGATGCGGCGTTGGACTTCGACTGGGTCGGGCCCTTCGCCGGCAATCGTGCCGGTCGAGACAAAGTGCGCTCGCCGCTCGAAGGCGGAGAGGACGGACTGCTGGAGATGGCTGGCGAGCTTTTGTTGCCAGCGCTCTCGAGCGACTGCGAGGTCTCGGGCGTTGTCGGGGCTGAGGGGCATGTTGGTGCCTCTGTCTCAATAACGTCCGGCTTGGGGCCGACGATGTCGTGGCCAAGAACGGCAAGCAGCTTGTGCTTCACCATGTGTCCGTTGTCCAGGATCGACTCCGGCAGTTCTTCAACCGAAGTCGCGGCGGCAATGGCTCGCTCAATTGACCGTACCTCACTCGAGTCCATCTCCACCACACGGCAGAAGTATTCTCGGATGAGTTCTGGGTCGTCTTGAGGCCACGCGCCACTCTGGTACTTCCAGCGTTCGTCTCCGGTCATTTTGGAGGCGTCGCCCTCACCAGCGAGCTCGCGAACTTTCGCGCACCACGCTCCGATGATGGGGGTTTTGCTGTCGGTCACTAGGTAGCCAGCTGCCCGGTTCGCCAAGGCTGTCCGATCATCCACGGAAGGTGGTGCCGCGGTGAGATGCAGTTTCGCTAGGGTCCGAAAAGGGTCTTGGAACGAATCACGGGTGGTGGCGGGGTCACAGAAGACTCGTCCGCAGTACACCAGTGGTTCTCCTGGGGCTGTTGTTTCGAGCTTGATTTTGAGACCCAGGGCCTCAGAAACCACAACGAAATGCTCAGCCAGACCAGGAACAATCCGATCGACCCCATCGTCCCCGCAATACAAGCCGAGGCTTTTCCAAGCCACCTCAGGCATTTGTCCGCAGAGTCGGTAGGCGCAGTAGGCGTTGTAGGCATTGATGACTGTGTTGCCATCGGTCGTGAGTGGGGAGCCGCTCTTACGTGAGAAGCCAGGCTTGTACTTGTAACCATGTGCGGTGGTCCCGGTCGCGGGGTCCTCGTTCTTCAGATGGACGAGGAGCTCGGGCCGGTACTTGATGTTGCACCACCGCACGTACATTGCCTGGACGATCTCAGTCTGCAGCCACTCAGAGATGGTCCCGTCATACCTATCATAGTCACGCAAGATGGTGCCATCGCGGCAGATCTTCTGCAGGCGATCGCACTGTTCCTCCGGTGTCTTGCCAGGTGAATACCACTTCAGGTCCTTGAGACAGTCGCGCTTGAACGCATACGTGAATCCGGACAGATGTAAAGTGTGGTTTGTATCAACGGTGCTTATGTTCC